GATCCGATGTTGCCGATGCGCTCGGTTGAGTCGGCGATCTTGTACCAGATCACCACGCCGTCACCCCACGTGCTTGCGGCGGTGCTATTGGGCAGTCGCGTCCAGGCCCCCGCCCCGAACCGGGGACTGGAAGAACTGGTATTGGGCGCGTTTGGGGTGCCAACGCCCCGGTCGGAGGCGGCGTAGACGAGCAGGTTGCCGATCGTGACCGGGTTCGGCAGGGTTACATTGCCACCGCCCTCGGCCAGCTCGGCGAACGCCGACTGTGCGATCGACGCTGCGGGCGGGGCCGCCTCCTGTGGGCTGAGCTTGACGCGCAGGTGGTACAGGCCCGCATCGGCGACGATCGGGGTGACGGTGCGCTCGAGGATGCGGAACCATGTGAACGAGCTGTAGCCCTCCTGCGACAGATGGCTGAACTTCGCCTCGATGCGCTGGCCCGGAAGGATGAGGTTGACCTGCGCGCTCGTCACGAGGAGCGTGCACTCGATCACGTCCTCCTCTGTGTGCAGTTGCCAGAGCATCTCGTCGGCGTCATCGGTCGCCTTCGAGGAGGACTTGACGTTCGAGTTGCTGGCGGTGCCGCCGCGCTCGCCGTTGAACGTCGTGGCCGTAGCGGCGCGCTCCGCCACGATCGTGCCCTTGGCGTAGTTGTAGGCGAGCTTCGACTTGACCCGATCCGATCGACGGGACAGGGTGGCATCCCGGAACGGGTGAAGCGTGACCGCCGTGGCATCCGCGTAGACGTTGCTGATCCGCAGCGTCGATGAGTCGGCGGTCGAGGCGTTGTCGTCCCGGAACGTCAACTCCGGCCCCGAGCCCCAGTCGTTGACGTGGTAGTTGAACCCGCCCGCAGCGAGGGCGCAGTCGGCCAGGACATCGCCGGGGAACTGGTAGCGGTAGTCGGCCGCGCCCATCGACTTCGTCGTGACCGAGGTGACCCGGCCGTTGTCGGCGAAGGCCACGAATGGCGACGCCAGGAGCCACGCGATCCGCGCGGCGACCGTCTCGGCGGGGCGCTTGCCCGCGAGTGCGTTGGTGAGCCCGGACTGCTTGTAGCAGAGGCGGAAGCCGAGCATCGCGTTGACATCCACTACGGATACCCCGATACCCCGGCTCGCACCGACGTGCGGCTTGCGCTCGATCCCCGAGTCTCGCCCGTACTCGGTGTCGCTGATGAACCCTCGGAAGGTGAGCGGCACCGAGCACGATGACTCGGTGTAGGAGAAGTCCTTGTGGCCGACGATCGCCTTCGTGCCCGCCTCGTCATCGAGCGCGAACCGCCCCCGCCCGACCTGCCCGAACTGCGCCATCTGGGTAAACTCAACCGAGCCCTCACGAACGATCGTGAGGTGCGTGGCGTTGTAGGTGTAGAGCTCGCCCATCAGACCGGGAGATTGGCGAGCTTGCCGTCGTACCGGCCGAGGGTCGCGCCCGTCGAGTACGTCGTCGTGACGCTCCCCGAGCGATCGACGTTCACGGTGATCAGCGGGCGCGACGAGCGGATCGCGCTCACGATCGCGCCCTGTTCCGTGCGCGTCGCGCTGACGATGGCCTGCTTGGACCAGTCGATAGCGCCGCGGGTGGACTCCACCTTGTCGCGGACGAGGTTGAGCCTGCCGAGCATGTCGGTCGCCTGTTGCTGTGCGACCGTGTCGGAAACTTTATCCTCCGCCGCCGCCGCCTCGTACGCCGCGTGGCTGCTGAACACGGGGTCGCCGCTCGCGTTGACGGTCGCGGCCCCGGTCGCCTTGATGATCGCAGCGACTAGGGCTGCCTCCAGACCCTCGGTGTGCGTCTTGACGCCGTTCGCGTTGAGGTCATACATGATCTTCTCGAGGCCGGACAGGGATGCCACGCCGGACTGAACGCCCGCGAGTGCGGACTGCATCCGGCCCACGTCGCCCGACGCGATGATGGCCTCGGTACCGGTGATGTTCTTGCCCGCCTGCTCTTGGAGTGTGGGGACAACGACCTGATCCTGGACGACAGCAAGCGCGCCTACGAGCGCGGCGGCCGAGAGGAGGAGCCCGGCGAGCCAGGCCGCCGCCACCCCGACCACACCATCGCCTAACCCGCCGACGCTCGCCACCCACATCGGGTTCGCGGGTGATGCACCGCGGGCGAAGAATTGCCCGAACGCGAGCTTGATCGTCTCCCCGAAGATGTCCTGTACCGCGCCGCCGGTGAGCTTGTTCAGGCCCCAGCCCGTGAGCACCGCCGTCTTGACCCAATCGGGCATCCCGATGAAGGCATCGAGCACCGCCTTGGCGCCTGATCCGGCCGCCTTGAGCGACCCGCCGATGGCGTTCCAGTCGAGCTCTCGGGCGGCAGTGATGAGCCCGCGCAGCCCGCCCGCGAGCCCTTCCCCGAACTCCTTGATCCGCGCCAGCGTGTCAGGCTTGGCGAGCTCGGTGGAGAGGAACGAGGCCACCTCCTGGATGACCGGCAGGAAGCCTGTTGCGAGCGCCCGCTGCGCGTCCTCGATGACGTCCTTGAGCACCGCCATCGAGCGGGCATACGGCCCCTGCGAAGCGGCCGCGGCCCCCTTCGTGGCCTTCGCAATGGCGCCGAGGACGATCGCCTGTGCCTTGCCGAGCTTGCCCGCCTTGACGAGCGCGACGATCTGCTTCTGCTCCGCCTTCGTCAGGGTCACGCCGGCGCGGGCGAGCCTGCCGGCCGCCTTCGTCGGATCTGCGAGCGCCTTCGCCAGGAGCGATGCCGCACTGTCAACGGAGCCGGTCTTGGTGGCGAGGTCGGTCATCACCACGAGGGCGGGTCGGAGGTTCGCGGGCGCGACCTTGCCGAACCGGATCAGCGTCGTCGCGGCTTGGGTGATGTCCTTGTCATCGAACGCGGCACCGATCGACGCCTCGATCTCGTTCGCCCATGTCGCGACCTGCGTGCCCGTGACCTTACCGGTGAGGCCCATCTGCTTGATCGCGCCATCGACCGAAGTGACCGCGCTTTCGAGGGTGGCGAGGCTTTCGAGTCCGCCCCTGACCGCAACGCCGATACCCGCTGCGGCGATGAGCCCGAGCTTGCCGATGTTGCCCGCAGCCGTTCGGACGCCCTTCGTCGCGGTCGAGCCGATCTTGCCCATCGACCGGGAGAAGTTCGACGCGGCGCGGCGCGACTGGCCCGAGAGCTTGTCGTCGAGCGACAGGCGGGCGACGAGATCGGCGCGCTCGGCCATCGACATCTAGATGCCCTGCGCCTTCCTGATCGCGGCTTTGGTGGCCTCGACCTGCTCATCCTCGGCCCGTTGCTGGGCGCGCATCGGTGCGCCGAGCTTCTCCTCCGCGAGGAGTTGGCGGGCTGCGGCGTACTGCGCCCAGGTCATCCGGCCGACCGCTTCGAAGCCGCCGAAGTGGCGGGCGACGATCGCTTGCGCCGCAAGGGCGTCGGCGGCGTCGTGGCTGACGTCGAGCCGCCCGTCGACCCAGAACGAGAGATGTTCTTGAGTCGGGCCAGTAAAGGGCGCATCACGGCGTCGCCGTACAGCTCATCGCACCTCTCACCTACAGGGGCGGCGATGCCGTAGTCGGCCAGGAGCACGCCGACATCGAACGGGACTGGGTCGCCGTCCTCATCCACGAGGTTCCAGCCGACCGCGCCGTACTTGACGAAGGTCACCTGCCACGACGCGGCAAGGGTCGTCCCGTTGCCGGCCGCGGCGATGATGTCGGCCTGTGCCTGGAGTCCACACTGGAGCGAAGGGGTCGGGGTCACGAAGACGACATCGCCCTCGTGGGGCGTGCCCGGACATTCACATGCCCGGACACGCACCGCGACGAGGTCTGCCATTACGGAAGGGCCGACAGGGTGTTCACGAGCACCGATCGGTACGAGTAGCCGAGGGTCGAGTCGTAATACGCCCGGTAGGTGAACTGGATGGCCGCGTTGTTCTCGACCTCCACATCGTCGACCTCGAACAGCCGGAAGGCACCGAGCCGGTCGTACCGGAACGGCACCGCTGCGGCGGCGAGCTCGGTCGAAGTCGTGGAGACCTTGAAGTAGCGGTTGGGCACCGGGCTGTCGTCGAACGTCGCCCGCTCGGCGATGGCCGTGGCGTTCTTGGAGGCGGTGATGATGAGCTCCACCATCCGCGGACCACGCGAGTAGCCGCCCAGTTGGAAGCGCGTGTTGGAGCCGTTCTGGAACCGCTTCTTGTCGAGGTTGTTGGTGACCCGGATCACGGCGGAGTGGATGTCGGCCCACGGCGAGATGCCGATCGATCCGACCGCGGTGTCCTTGTAGAACGCCGTGTCAGTCCCGAAGACCCACTCGGGCGTCGCGTCGATGGTGATGCTGTTGGTGCCGTTGGAGCCGAGCGTCGCGCCTGACAGGATCCACGTGTCGGAGATCGTCCACGGCCCGCCGTCCTCGGGCAGTGTCTCCTCCATCACATCGATCACGCCGCCGAACGCGATGATCGCGTCGGTAGCTTCGGTGTCGTCGGCCGACTCGACGGTATAGACGTCGAACGCGTCTTGGGTGAGCGAGGCGACCTGGTAGGTCCACGTCGTCGCCGTGCTTACGATCGAGGGTGCCACGCCGCCTTTCAGCCCAGCCGAGAGCCGGATCGCGGCGTTGTCGAAGTCGAGCACGCCCGTCGGGTTCCAGCCCACGTCAGGGGCCATCGGGTAGGGCGACAGGATCGGATCGATCGAGCCGACGTCAACGTCGGGGTCGGTCCTGTTCGGGTTGTAGGTGATGATCCCGCGCCACGGGACTTTCCGGGTAGCGGCGACGGCCGTGTTGAGCACGGTCTGGATGCCGATTTGATTGAAGCGTTGGCGTACTGCGCCGGCGATTGCGCTGACTGTCACGGGGATACCTCCAAGGAACTGCGGTGCGAGGGAGGAGCCCGTGCCGACTCCGAGATGCGATGCGGACGGAGGGATCGCGGAGGGGGGATCAGCAGCTAGGCGCGACCCTCGCGGATGAAGGTCGGGTTGGCCTGATCGCCGAAGCCCAGAACGGCCCCGCGATAGATGACGTTGCCGTTGTCGCCGGAGAGGGTGATGTCGGCATCGGTAATGGAGGTGAGCTGGAGCAATCCCCCGCCACCAGCGACGCCGGCGTAGGCGAGGGTGAAGCGCTCCACGAGGAGGTCCACCAGATCGTCCATGCGATCGAGTGCTTCGGTCGCGTCGATCAACGTATCGACCAGGATCACCTCAAGGCCGGTCATCGTCCGGGCCCGCGTCTGCGCCGAGTAGGTGATCCGCTCCGACCGGCTGGCGATGTACGCGCACGGCGTCTCGGGGAACGATCCCGGACGGGCAGTGTACGCGCGCTTGAGCTGCGTCGGGGTCGCTGCGATCTGCGCGGTGAGCACAGTCAGGATCGCCGCGGTGACGTCGGAGCGGAAGGTGGTCGCCATCTAAGCTGCGCCGTTCCAGGCCTTGACGATGCCGGTGATCCCGACGATCTCAAGCGCCTTGTTCATGCCCGGCACCATGTACGGGTGCGCCTTCGTGCCGGGATGATTGACCCGACGCGCGAAGTTGGTCGCGCTCGAACCCTTGCGAAGCCTGCCACCGAGCGTTCGCGCGCCGCCCCAGGCGAGCACCTTCCTGTTCCGCGGCACGATGACGTGCGCCGCACTGCCGAACTCCACCGAGGCCGCGTAGCCGATGTCGCGCTGGCCGCCGGCACGGATCTCGACGTAGGTATCGGTGAGCGCGCCCATGCGGATCGTTCGGCGGAGGTTGCCCGTCCGCACCGGCACGAGCGCCTGCGCTTCGTGGACCGCGTGCAGTCCCACATCGCGCAGCATCCCGCGTGGCGCGTCACCGATGGCCGTCAACCTACGGTTGAGCTCGCGCTGCCCGGAGATGGTGAAGCTCACAGCCCGTAGGCCCACGGGCCGACGCGCCAGTCGGCGATGAACGACTGCACCTCGATCGGGTACTCACTCATGTCAACCGCCCCGCCGTCCGGTGTGGCACGGGCACCGGACAGCAGGGCAGACGGGCGCTCGGCGAAGAACGCTGCGAGCACCTTGACGGCGTACAGCGCGGGCTCCGGCTCCGACCCTGCGGCGTAGCCCCACGTGTCGCCGATCGAGAGGTCGTTGGGCAGGCTCGTCGCCCGGTTGGCCGGGTAGTACGGGCTGTCGAGGCCCCGGTCGAACCACTCCGGGTTGGACAGCCACGACCCACCCGAGCGCGAGCCGAACCCTGAGAACGCGATGCCGACCGAGACGCCGGTCTGTTGCGTGTCGGGGATGAGGTAGTACGACTCGTCCACCACGAGGGTCGCGCCCTGGAGGGTGATCGCCGAGGCCGTCCGCAATCCGGGGATCGTGACGAGCGTCGCGCCGTTCGTGGTGAACTTGAGGGTCGCGGTCTTGGCGGCGAAGAAGCGCCCGGTGGCCCGTTCGAGCATCCACGTCGCGGCCCGGATATTGCTCCCGAGCTGGCTATCGGACCACCGGCCGGTAGTGCCGGTGACCTCCATGTACTCACGGACCGATGCCGCGGTGACGAGTGCTGGTGCTACCACGGTAGGTCGGCTGGTGCGGTCATGCGGCTACCTCGACTGCGGTTCGCTCACGAATGATCGTGGAGAACTGCAACGCTGCCTGTGCCCAGCTGAACGAGTCTACTACATGACTGCGCGCCTGCCGCCCCAATCGTGCCCGTAGTGGACCGTCATCGAGGAGCGTTGCCACCTGTTTGCTGAACTCGACCTCGTTGACCGCGGCCCAGGCGTGGTCGTACTCGTTGTCCACGAGGTGGTTGACAGGAGCCAACAGGCCGCCCGGGCCGATAACCTCGGTCACGCTGGAGTAGTCCATCCCGACCGCGGGCGTCCCGCACGCCATCGCCTCCGCAATGGTGAGGCCGAAGCCCTCGGCGGATGGGGAGGCGTAGACATCCGCGGCGTTGTAGAGCGCGGTCAGCACCTCGCGCGGGGCGAGGTGACCGTTATCGTGGAAGCCGGTGGACACGACGCGCTTCTGGATCGCCGGGTGCATCTTGGAGATCTGGTCGTGAAGATGCCCACCTTCATCCACCGATCGACAGTGCAGGACGAGGAACACATCCGGACGTTGAGCCATGACCGGCCCCATCGCCCGCAGGAGCGAGGCGTACCGCTTGCGCGGCATGTAGCGATCCGTCCGCAGGACCCAGCGAGCCTTCGGGTTGGCACCGAACCATCGCTTGCACTCGGCCTTCGTGCGGAGCTTCGCCTCGCCCATGTACAGCGGCTGCTCCGGTGACACTGGCCGGAACGTCTCGGTATCGACGCCGTGATAGACGAACGGCGGACGCTCGCCCATGACGAGGCGGATCTGCTCGGCTCCGAACGCGCTCATCGCGATCGGGTGGATCACGTCCCACAGTCGCTTCCAGGCTGGAGGCAGGTCGATCCCCTCGATGGGCACGTAGTGGAATGTCGGGATGGACCGAAACGCGGCGGTCATCTCCGGCGACGCGAGCACGAAGTCGGACACGCCCCAGAAGTCGCCCAGCATGATCGCCGCTTCGGGCTTCCAGCCATCCTCCCAGATCGAGCCGTCGAGGAGGCCGATGATGTTCTTGCCGAGCAGCGACATCGAGTTGAGCCCGACCGCCTCGGCGCGGGCAGGGTCGGCCATCTCCGCCGTCACCCGGAAGGTGCGCGAGTCGAACGGCTCGGGCAGGTTGCCGAGGTTGTTCTGGCTCACGAACCGGATGTCGTGGCCGATGTTCAGCAGCTCCCGCCCGAGGTCCATCGTGACCGTGCCGAAGCCAGTCGCGGCGAGGTCGCCGAAGAACTGGATCCTCACGCCAGCAACTCCCGGATCTGCTCCGCTTCGCGGTCGTAATCCACGATCGCATCGAAGGTCGCGCGGATCGCCTCGCACATCTTGGCGTGCTCGTCCGCGCTGATCGAGCGCACGATCTCCGCAGCCTCCGCGACCGAGTGGCGGTCGAGGTCGATGCACGTCTCGCCGTCGCGCCAGAACGGTTCGGCCATCTTGCCCCGGTAGTGCGAAGCGTGCCCGATCAGCGGTCGTCCGATGGCCGCCCAGCCGTGCAGGACGTGGCCGAAGCCGTCGCCGTGCGGCTTGTCATGCCAGCCCCATGCCGCATCCGCCATGAGGTCGGCGATGCGAGACGTTGGCTTGGCATTCTCGACCCACGACGGGTCCTCGATGGAATGGGGCGCGTGGCCGTACCGGAGGACCGTCCAGTCGGGTAGCAGCGCCCGGAACTCGTTCCACACCGGGAAGCAGACCGTCTCCGACAGGAGGTGGACGAAGCAACGCACGGTCTTGGTCTGGACCGGCTCCCGGTAGCCGAACATCCCGGTACTGTCGAACTCCTGGTGATACACAAGGCCGCCGGGCATCTCGGATGAGTTCAGGACGATCGGTTCGTGCTCCCACTCGATGTTCTGGCCGGTGTTCCCCACCTGCACGACGAACCGTGCGCCCTGCTCGCGGGCGAACTTGGCGAAGCCCATCTGGTTGTCCTGGAGCGTAGCGATGACGTAGGCGAAGTCCATCGCCCGCGCTTCATCAAGGGTCACGAAGTGGATCGGCCACGTCGGGTATTCGCCGTCGGGCTCCCGGACGGCCATGAGGTACTGCGCCGCCAAGCGGTCGTCGTTGTACGTCGAACGCCCGAACGACCAGTACCACTCGTCCCACCAGTCATGCCCTGCCGGGGTGTAGAGCGTCCAGCCGAGCCGACGCGCGAGGAGCTGCAGCGAGTGATAGAGCCCGGCGTGATGACGATCCACGAGGACGTTCACGCCGCCACCTTCGCGGCGACCGGAGCGCCGAGGAACGCCTGCCACTGCTGGCCGACCGTCGCCACGTCGAACAGGCTGATCGCCTCCGCGCGGGTGATGTACGACGCGCCGGCGACCTGTTGCGGGTTCGCGGACACGTACCAGGCCAGCAGCTTGCGCGCCTCTGCCGGGTCGTCGCGCCAGTCGGTGGCGAGCTCGTGGCCCTCGAACAGCCCCGGCAGCCACAGCCCCTCGGGCCCGATCGAGACGATCGGCGTGCCGGTGAGCATCGCCTCCATGAGCCCGAGGGTGTAGGACGCGGGCTGCGTGCCGGTGTACAGGAACACGCGGATATGGCGGAGGTAGTCGAGCATCCCTTCGTAGGACAGCTCGCCCAAGCCGCCGATGCGCTCCGAGCCCGTGCCGGCTGGCTTCGTCGGCAGGTCCGCGGTGGCGATCTGCCAGAACGGGTAGCCGCAGTGCTCGCCGCGAATGTCCATGTTCTGGGTGAGGTTGCCGACCGCGAGATCGTCGCCGATCCACGGGCCGTAGTCGGCGGGGTACTTGCCGAACCGGATCATGGCGTCCTCGCCCGCGAACACGCCCAGCGCCTCGAACGCCTCGCGCTCCTTGGGCGAGTAGCGGACGATCTGCAAGCCGTCGTCGTGGAGCGGGCGCATCCCGTGCTCCAGGCGGGGGTTTGACTGGCCGCACGTCCGCCAGATGACGCGCTTGTGGCGGATGCGCTCCCACTGCCCGCCGAGCCACGTATCCACGAAGTGGTGCGCGATGATGACATCCGCCCACTCGATGAGGTCCGGGTGCAGGTCGGCCTTCGCCCAATCGACGATGCCGAAGTCGGTCGGCTGACCCTCATGCTTGACGCGCTGCTCGTGGCACAGGGCTTCGAGCTCGGGGTGATAGGTGACATTCGGGAGCGGCGGTCGGAGACCACGCCCGCCGAACTCCATCCGCAGATCCGGGCGGGCGGGGTTGGTGTACGCGCCGATGCTGAACACGTCGTGTCCGAGGTCGGTGAGCATCCGCAGGTCGTCGTACTCGGCGATCTCGTGGGCGAGGAGGAGCAGGATGTTCACCGCAGCACCGCCTCGAAGCCCAGCGGTCCCATCGTCGGATCGGTACCCGCGGGCGGCGTCGCCCAGGTGATGTCGTAACCGGGCAGCAGGTCGTACAGATCTGCCATACGGTGGCCGTCGGTCGGGTGTGCCTCGCCGTGGATGCGCGGGATCGCGCATCCACGGAGGAACGCCCACTCGCCGCCTTCGCAGTCGATCTTGGCGAAGGCGACGGTCGGCAGCGCGGTAATGGCGACGGTCGGCACGTCAACGTGCTCGTGCTCGACCTCCGTCGTGCAGTGATCGGGGCCGCGTCCCTGGTACAGCGCCAAGTTGCCGATGAATGCGTGGTGCGTGGCGTGCTCGGAGCCGGTGTAGCCGTAGTGGATGCGCGTCGTGCCCGAACCTGCGCCAGCCGCGCCGTGGATGACCGTGGCGCGATCCGCCAGCCCATTCGACGCGAGGTTCGCCCGAAGCAGCGCCACATTCTCGGGCAGCGCCTCGATTGCGATGACGCGGAGATACGGGTTGTCGGCGAGCAGGGCAACGGTAGCGCCCCCGATGTGCGCCCCCACGTCCAGCGCCTCGCCGTTCATGTACAGCGGCCGGAGCTCGTACTCGTCTTCCTCCAGGCACGACCAGATCGTGTTCCAGTCGGAGGTGTCGGGGCGGTACGTCATCGTGACCTCGCGGCCGCGGGGCGTGTAGAACACGGCGCTACTCATGCCACCGACATCCTCCACGATGGCTCGATCGGGACATCGGCGGCGAGGTTCGCATCCGCCCACTCCCGGAACTGCTCGGGCTTGAAGCGCGGCTCCTGCCCCTGCCAGCGAAGCATCTGACTCTCCGAGATGCCCTGGAAGTGCCGGAAGCCGGTTGTGATGTAGGTCGGCTCGGCGAGGTTGAGCAGCTCGGTCCCGAAGCGCCCGAAGTGATCCATCGGAGCGGGGCCGAAGTAGCGGCTGGTCTTCTCGATCAGCTCCCGACTCACGAGGAGGCACGCCGGATGGAAGGGCCGCTCGTCAAGGCAGACCCCCGCCAGGTCGCCGGTGAGCTGCGGCCAGAAGGCATCGGTCACCCAGAAGTCCTGCTCGGTGAACCAGACGTGCGAGGCCGTCGACCGATCCAGCGCGGTATTGACCGCCGCGTCCCGCCACTCCCCGGAGCCATCGGAGTCGATCGCCGTCGCCTCTGGGAAGTTGCTGCGGACGAAGCCCGAGATGTCCTTCCCCGCGAGCTCGGTCAGAACCACGAACACCTCGCCGAAGCGTGCTCGATTGTCGCGGATGAACTGCCGCCACAGCGGGTAGTCGCAGCTTCGGGGCCAGGAGACGATCACGTCCATGTCACCAGCCGCAGGAACTTGCGCCGCCAGTCGTCGATGATAGCGCGGTCCATGCCCGTCTCCCGCGCGAGCTCCGCCACCGACGCGCGGTACTGGTCGCGCACGGGAAGGTCGTCGCCCCGCTCGGCGAGGATTTCCCAGAAGGCGACCCGCTTGCACCAGTCCTCGAGGTTGGTGCCCCGGAGCACCGCCCAGATCCCCTGGTGGGCGGTCGGCCCGCAGATGTACATGCCCCAGCCGGACGACAGCGAGCCGACGTGGAACCACTGCGACGCGCCCCATTCGTTCATCTTCGCGAGGTCGGCGCGGTATTGCGGCTCGACGTGGATGCGCGCGCCGCTCTCACGGAGCATCAGCGAGGCGTAGCCGAAGGTGTCCATCGCCTGCTCGGATGTGAACTCGTGACCGAGCAGCGTGTCGCCGGCCTGATACCTCCAGACCGAGTAGTTGCCGATCCGCTCTAGGTCGGCACGCTTGGCAAACAGGAAGCACGGCCAGAGCAGCGGGCCTTGCTCGTCGGTCGATGCCGTCATAATCCCGAAGCGGCGGTTGGCGAGGTCGATTACCTCGGGCGTCCCGGAACCGCGGGGACTGCCCACGATGTCCACGTCGCCTCGCTCGATCCGAGCGAACGACTCCCCGATCTTGTCGGGGACCCGGACGAAGGCATCGTCCTCGCACAGCATCACGAGGTCTTCGGTGACCTTGCTCATCAGTCGTCCGAGAACCTGCCCGTGGTCCCCCATCGGGCCGAAGTCGATGTAGCCGCCCACGGCCTCGACCTTGGCAGCGATGTAGTCCCGCAGCGCCGGGTCCTCCTGGCCGCAGACGGTGACGTACAGCTTATCCACCTGCGATGCCCACGTGCTGAAGTGTCGCAGCCACTCGGCAACGAGGAACGGATCGGCCCCCGCAGGCAGGACGGCGGCCCGGCTCACGTCAGCACGACCCCGATGAGGCCGGCCACCGTGGCTTCGTCGAGGCTAGCGGTCATGCCCCCTCCTGCCAGTTGATCCACGGCTCGATGATCGGCGTCCAGTAGTCGGGATCGACCCCGGCTCTCGTGTAGTGCTCGGCGTAGTCGTGGCCGACCCTGCGCCACCACCAGAAGCGGTGCGCCCAATCCCGGCCCTCGTTGTTGTCCATGCCGATGTTCGGGCGCGCGTCCGCGGGGTCGTTGGCACTCATCCCGCCCGCGTGGAAGTACGGCGGATCGCCGTGGAGGTCCTTCTGCCACATCTCCTTGTAGTTCACGTCGAGCGTGATCGGGTACCGCTCGCGGAGCTGGTAGGCGATGATCGTCGCCGTGTCCGTGGCGACAGCGTTCCCGGCGTAGCCGATGCCGGGGACCGTCTGGCCTGCGTCCCAGCCGAGCGATTCCCAGCGCGGGTCCGGCAGTGACCGGATGACATCGGGACGGACGAACAGGAAGCACGGCCACAGGCCATAGCCTGCCGATGTGTCGGGGCCTTGCGGGTCCGGGCCCCACTTCTCACGCGCCGCCTCGTGGAGCTCGGGGCTCATCCCGCCCCGTGGGCAGCCGATGATCTCGCCCGCCAATGCCCGCTCCAGCCGTGAGGCGATAGCGCCGCTGGTCCGCACGAAGCCGTCCTCCTCCAGGAGAACGACCGCATCCGCGGTGGAAACGGCCAGCAGTCGGTCGAGGGCCTGTCCGTGGCCCAGCGAACCAGCGACCCGGACCGTGGCCCCGGCAGCGTCGTACATCGCTGCGGCGTCGTAGGTGTCCGGGCCGTTGACGAGGACCATCAGCTCGTCCACTTCGTCCGACCACGTCCGATAGTTGGCGAGCCAGTAGCGCGTCAACAGGGGATCGCCGGTCGCTGGAAGCAGTGCCGCTGTAGTCATGTGTGCCTTTTTTAGTTGTTGGTGCCGGGTCGGCCCGTCGGGGGGACCAGACCGACCCGGCGTCGGAAGGCTACGGGAGGATGTCGGTGATCGCCTGGAAGTAGCCGGCGTAGACCGCCGGACGGGCGTCGAAGCCCATCTCCTCCTCACCGCGGAAGCCGGTCAGGTTGGTGTCCCAGCGAGTACCTGCCACGTCGCTCGTATCGACGCGGTAGCTCTCGCCGAAGTACACCTTGAACTTCTTCCACTGGCCCACGACGAGGTTGTCGAGGACCGCTGCGGTCGCCTGGAGGTCCGCTGCGGCATCCGGGTAGACCGGGATACCGAACGGGCTCACGAGGGTTCCGGGCATTGCGCTGATGGCACTCGGGCCACCTGACGGATTGAAGAAGAAGCCGGCCGTGTCGGTGCCCTGGCTGAGCATCGTCCAGTAGGACGAGGCCGTCAGGACCGCACCATCGGCCTTGACGCCACGCCCGGCGAGCGCACCGCCCGCATCGGCGATCGAGCGAGCGATCGATCCGGCGAGGGTGGTAGCCGACGGGGTGAACGAGGTTCGGAAGGCCGCCGGACCGCTGGTCAGGGCCGACGTGTAGCCGTAGGGCTCGGACGAGCCCGAACCCTCGCGGACGTAGTACGACTCGCCCTGGGCGAACGCGGCGGCGAGCTCGGAGAGCACGTCGGCCTCGGCCGCACCGCGCGACTGGCGGAGGAACTGGTTTCCGATGTCGTAGATCCTCGCCAGCGTGTACATCGTCGCCGTGTACCCGTTGTATACGAGGTTGACGTTCTCCTTCGTCGACCCGAAGGCGATGACGGTCGCCGCGGAGCGAGCCGCGATGCGGAACGGGATGTCGATCGTCCCGGCGGTGACGCCGGGAACGACGGTGCAGATCCGGCGGTAGATGTTGTCCACCTGCGCCGGGACGATGAGCTCGTCCACGATCGCGTTGGGGATGATCCAGCCGCCGGTTGCGTCGGTGGTCCCGAGGGTTGCCTTGCCCCATGCGTCCTGCTCGCCGAAGGAAGCCTTCGAGAAGCCGAACTGCTGCGCCTTGGCGTGGAGCTCCGCGAGGAGCGCCTTGCCGGCCTGCTGGCGATCGGCGTCACGGCCACGGGCCTCATGGACGCCGAACAGGAAGTCGCCCTTGGTGTAGCTCTGCCGCGGGGCAGGACCACCGGCCAGGAGGCCAGCCTTGGACTGATTGCGGAAGCTCGTCGCGTACTCCCGCCATTCGGCGGCAGCCTCGACGGCACCCTTGATGGCGATGTCCTTCTCCTCGGCCTCGGCCTTCGCCTTGAGCGTGGAAAGGATGCCCGCCTGTTCACTCTGCGCGGCCTTGAGTCCGGCGATGTCGCCGTCTCCGCGCTTCATCTGCTCGGCGATCTCGTCGAGCTTGTGGCTCGCCTCGCCGATTGCCTTCGCGACGTCGGCCGTGGGGGAGTTGCCTTCCCCAAGGACCGCATCGCGGACGAATGACTCTGACACTGGTTGTCTCCTGCGAGTAGGGAGGTCCGGTGGTCTGGCCTTCACTCGCACTCGGGCCAGCCGGGATCTGTTTCGGGGGTTACTCCTTCGGCGCGTAGTCCGGCTGTCGCCTCACCACGGCATCGAGCCGATCGAGCGCCGATCGGAACTCATCGAGGGCTGCACGCAGGTCCGTCTCGTTGCGCGCCGAAAGCACACGCCCGGCCTTCGCCCCGACTGCGCCCATCTCTGAGGGCAGCTGGAGGGATGGCGCGAGGGAGCGCAGGCTCGCCTCGAGATCGGCCCAGAACGTGGGCCCCGGTCGCTCGCCGGCTGCCTCTATCTCATCGAGGGTCGCCTTGAGCGGTCGGATGACGGAATGGGTGTTCTGTGGGGAGGTGGAGAGCGTCTGTCGCCAGTACGGCCAGACGAGGATCTCACCGCTGGATGCCTTCTTGGTGAGCCCCGGCACGCTCTCGGATGAGCCGAAGATCTGCGCCCGCTCGGCGAGCCGCTTGATGAGGTCGAGCCGCTTCTGTCCCTGGTCGATCCAGACGGTGACCCACCAGCCGTCCTCGTCGGGGCCGTCGCTCTTGCCCGCGAAGCCGCCGAGATCGACCGCCTTGCCGAGCACTGTGCGGCCCATCTTGCCGGTCGGGTCCGCGCCGTGGTGCCAGTCGGTCGGGCGGAACGGGAGCCAGTCGGCCTTGATGTCGGTGCGCTCGGAG